CCACTAGCCGCTTAACCCTGCGGCTGGGCCAGGACAATCCTGGATTCCGAACAACACCATGGCACTGCCTGTGCGCCCCGTGCATCCTTTCGGGATGACTGGTATACGAGACGAGCGCACAGCATCATGGCCATGGTGCTGCCGGGTAAACGCGGGGGTGGTGGTGGGATCAACACTCCCAAACATCTGTGACCAGGCGTTGGTCTAAGTCCGCCAAATCAACCGCCATGATCGCTTCCGCGACAGGGTGGACCACAAGACATTGGACCCCATTCAGGCGATCCAACAACTTCTCAAAGTCCAACACTGCCGACGAGGCAACTCCATAGCGCTTGGCGAACTGCTCAATGATGTCCGAGTCCCAGGCGACGTCGACTCCTGTGATGTGACCATAATGCTTATCACACCATCCAACTTCGCCACCAAGATGGCCGCGAATGAGCGCGCGGACCACTGGCAATCCGGCACAGGCGGGAGCTAGGCCAGCGGCAACACCGCCGCGGTAGCCCGCTAACTGTGCCGGACGAGGCGGATTCGTAGTCCACCACAGCCTAGCCAGTAAACGACCTGGCTTCGGCGTGAACACGAACCCGCCACGGTTGCGCCACCAACACCCGGAGATGAACGAGACACCTTGCCAACTGTCGAATTTCCGCCAAATCGGAATGATCCCACAACTCGCTTCAATTGCGGCCATCTCAGCACCGTCAAAATCACCATCAACGGCGATAATCTTGTCATCTCCCAAGGCCAATACCGCGGCTCTCAAACCGAGTCGCTTGCACGCCAAATAGGAAATGAACAAGTTGACGAGGACATTAAACAAGTAGGTATCATTGTGCCCAGACTTGTTCGTGCCGCAAATCTTGTAGATCATCCGCGAGGTACGTGTGCGCGCTACACCACGCACATGCACACCCCGTTCGACAAAATGTTGGAAGCTCTCGGGCATGCCCGAGTATGCTGAGCGCCGAAGAGAAAAATGGGGCTCTGACATACACGCATCCCAATTACGCCCGTCACACTCATAGAACCGTGGGTTCTTGAACCGCTCGTGCACTCGTCCCATCCAGTCGCCCAGGGAACGAGCA